ATATCATCCGCGAATGCCTGACCAACCGCGACTGGGGTCTGGGTTATTCCACGGTTGAGATAGGGGGGAGTTTCACCGCGGCCGCAGATGCGCTCTACGCCGAAGGGTTCGGGCTGTCGCTGATCTGGCAGCAAGACAGCTCCATTGAAGAGTTCATCGGCAGCATCCTCGATCATATCGATGCCACGCTCTTCATTGATCGGCGCACCGGGCTTTGGGAGTTAAAGCTTGTCAGGGCCGATTATACCGCCGCTGCCCTGCCCGTCTTTGATGAGACCAACGTCGTCGATTGGGGGCGTCTCGGGCGGCGCTCGCCTGCCGATCTGGTCAATAGCGTGACCGTCAGGTTCACCGATGCCTGGACCGACGACACCGGCGCCGTTAGCGTCACTGACACCGCCCGCGTTCAAGCCATGGGCGAAGTGCTGGCCACAACGCTTGATTACCCGGGCATCCGCTATCAGGGCCTGGCGGTTCGCGTTGCCGAACGCGACCTTCGCGCGCTCTCCGCCCCGCTGCTGACGGGTGAGATTGTCGTCAACCGCGAAGGTGCCAGCCTTGGGCCCGGTGATGTGATCCTGGTAAACTCGGCGCGCCGCGGGATTGCGGATGTTGTCATGCGCATTTCCGAGATCGGCCAGGGCGACGGGCGCGACAATGGCATCCGGCTCAAGATTGCCGAAGATGTCTTTGCCCTTGGATCCACCGCCATCGCGGGCGGACGCCTCCCAAGCGGCACCGGCGTTGCCGCCGCGCCGCGCGCATTGGCACGGCGCATGGTCGAGGAATCCCCCTACTGGCTCTTGGTGCGCGAGTTGGGCCATAGCGAGGCTGACCGTCGTCTCGGCGAGGATCCCGATGCAGGCGCGCTAGTCGCCACTGGCGAGCGCCCAAGTGCCGACGCTCTGGCAGCCGAGCTTTGGATCAATTCCGGTACCGGCCCCGCGCAGGAAGGGGTGGTCGCCTTCGCGCCGACGGCCCTGCTGGCCGCGGACCTGTCCGATGATCCCGAGGCCCGCGTCATCGCGGTGACCGGCTGGCGCGATATCGGCGAGGTTAGCATTGGCACGCTGGCCTCGTTGGGCGGAGAACTTGTCCGCATCGACGGGATTACGGCCACAAGCCTCACTGTTGGGCGCGGCTGCCTCGATACCGTGCCGCGCACCCATGCGGCTGGCACGCCAGTTATCTTTTTCGACGAAGTTGCAAGGATTTCCGAAGACGCCTGGGCCGCTGGCGAGACGCTTGCCGCTCGGCTGCTGCCAGAGACCGGGCGCGGGACGCTGGCATTTGCGCTGGCGCCCGAAGACAGCGTCACGCTGGACCGGCGCGCAATAAGACCACTGCCGCCCGGCCGGGTGCAGGGCAATGGCAGCTATGCCCCGGACGTGGACGCGCTGATAACAGGAGATCTGGTGTTGTCCTGGGCGCATCGCGACCGGCTTACCCAAACCAGCCCGGTCATCACCGATTACACCGGCGCTTCCATCGGGCCAGAGCCGGGTGTCGGCTATGGGATCGAGATACGCTGGATCGACCCGGACACCGGAGTGGCCATTCTGCCTGCGGGCATCGTCATAGACGCAGGCACCAGCACAAGCTGGACGCTCGCGCCCGACGACATCCCTGAGACCGGTGCGCCGGAACGCACCGCCGAGATCGACATTGCCGTCCGGTCGCGTCGGCTGGTCGGAGGAGCCTGGCTCACTGATCGCGAGGCGCGCTGGTATCGGCTGACTGCCCCCTTCGCCGCTGGATGGGACCGCGGCTGGGGCTTTTTCTGGGGCAGCTGATCGCAATCGCGGCCAGCGCCACCCTTACCATTATCACCACCATTATGAATACAAGCGAGGACGAGCATGCCGGAACGGATCATGCCGGGATTGGGGCTGCGCGCCTTTTACGATCCCGGTCAACGCAATTGGGGCACCAGCCTTAGCGAAGACCTGCGGCGCATCTCTGCCCTTTTGCAGGCGCCTGCAACATCGCGCAACACGCCGCTGCCCACCACCGGCAGCGCAGGCCAAATCCTGATCGTGCCTGCCGCAGCGGGTGCCAACGCCAATGCCATTGCGCTCTGGGACGAGGTGGGCGGGACCCCTTCATGGGTCTTCCTGACACCGCAGGAGGGCTGGCAAGTCTGGATCACCGATGAGGTGCTGCATGTGCGCTTCAGCGGCGGGGCATGGATTGAGGTGCCGCGTCCGGGCATTGTGACGATCCGCACCTTAACGGCCACGGCGCATACGCTGGAAATAAGCGACACCGGCAGCATCATTGAGGCCACCGGCTCCTCCGCCGTCGCCGTGACAATCCCCGCCGAGGCGAGCGTACCGTTCGAGATCGGCACTCTGATCAACATCACGCAAGTGGGGATCGGGGCGGCAACGATCACGACCGCATCGGGCGTCTCGCTCAATGGCACCTTAGGCGGATCGGTGGCGTTGACCGGCCAATGGGCGGGTGCCGCTCTCACCAAGCGCGGGGCAGATGCTTGGATCATTCAAGGCGCGCTGGCCGGGGCCGTCGCATGAGCCGCCTGATGCTGCGCGCAGCGATCCTCGCCCAAGGGGGACCGGCAGCGCCCCCGGGTGATGTCGGCACGGCCTGGCAACTGGACGTCACCCGCCGCCCCGCAGGCTACACGCTCTCGAACGGCAACCAGACCGCGATCAACACCTCAGGCGGGACAAACTACCAGCGCTGGGTGCCAACCGCCAAGGCGATCCTGCCCTCGGACGGGCGGCGCTATTGGGAAGTGCTGTGCGCTGCCAGCGGTGCCGCCACACTCGACGGTTATCTCGGCGTGGTCTCGGCCGAACAGCGCGAAGCGTTCAATACTGGCAACAGCCCAATCACGTTGGGCTCTATCGGTTGGCGCGGCAACGGCACGCTCTGGTCCTCGAATACCTCAGCGTCCTCCCAGCGCGTGACCGGTCTACCAACCTATGGCACCGGCGATGTGCTGATGTTCGTGCTGGATCCCGCGAATGCGCGCCTCTGGATCGGAAAGAACGGCATCTGGCACAGTGATCCGGTGAGTGGTGCTGCTACTTGGATCGCTGGCGGCAGCACCGCCTTTTATCCGCAAATCCAGGGGCGCAATTTGGGCGATGGCGGCACCCTGCGCGCGCTACCCTCGCAGTTCAGCTATCCAGTCCCGCCCGTCGCGCGCGCGCTGGGTTTTAAGGACCCCGATCTCACAATCCTTGAGGCCAATGCCTTCATAGAATTCGGTTGGGACAAGAATCTCAGCGTTGGTGAGTTTGACGCCTGGCTCGCTTTTGGTGGCGGCACCCGGCTCACCACGGCCTCTGCCGCGCAGTTTCTCGATTACGGCGGCGGCAAATCCCTGACCGCCGCCCATACCTCCCTCTATATCGAAATGGAATTACCATGAGTTACATCCTGCACTTGGGCCACCAGCCCACCGACATCGCCGGTATCTCGGGGCTTCTCAGCACCACAGCCGGAGGGTTCGATGCCACCCTCGACGTCAACGCCATCCGGCATGTCGGCTCGAGTACCTATTCAGCACCCTTCTCCATCGGCGTCGCTGCGCCCTTGGGGGATCTCTGGCTCGGGTTTCGCTATGTACCGCCCAACATGGACGCCAATAGCATCTCTCGGTCCGAGGCGAGCTTTCTGGAGTTTTATGACGCGGCCAACGTGATGATCGCCCAGATCAAGCCGCTCACGTCGACCAACCGCTATCACGCCATCGCCATAGGCGACACCAGCGTGCAAGGCAGCTCAAGCTACATCGCGCCGAACGGTCAGCCGCAATGGATCGACGTTCGCCTGTCGGTCGGAGCCCAGATCACCCTTGAGCTCTATGTCGAAGGCGTGCTGCAGACGGCGGCCACGGCCGCCAATACCGGCGGCAAGGGCAAACCGCGGCATGTGCTCTTTGCCAATACGGCCCTTCACAGTTCCGCCTCGACGCGCACCTGGTATTACGCCCACATTGCCGTGCTTGATGGGGTCTCGACCATTGGGCGGCGGTTTGTACGCCGCAGCCCGAACGCCATCGCGAGCTTCAACCAGATGCTCGGCAGCATCGACGCGCTAAAGGACAGCGATATCTCGACGCGGGTTGCCAGTAACGCCGCAGGGCAG